CTCGCAATAGGATTTGGAACCTCAAGACCTGTTTGACTTGCACCCCATCCAACTGTAATTGAAAAATCTCTTTCTTTAGCTATATCAACTACTTTGGAATACGTCACATTACTCTCTGGTGGAGTAGTCAAAGGACTTGTATTCGGTGTTGTTGGCTCCCAAACAAAAAGTAATCTTCCTTTGTGATAACCAGAAGCTACCACAGAAAATCGGTATGTCATAGAACCACGCCAATATCTAAACGGCAAGGCACATAGTGCGGTTGTCGTTAAAGCATATCCTGCAGCTGAACCAAGGTAATTATCTCGCCTATACACATATGGGTTCACTCTTACAGAAAATAAAGCTTGATTGGCTACCGCAGAAAAGCTCCAAGTGAAATTCGCAAAAAGGGTGGGTTTCTTCATAAGATAATCAAAATCAAGCTCATCTTGAGAGCCGAGGCCTACTGTACGAGGATCCAAAGTCACTTCCTGCTTGCTCGTAAAAGCAAGGGTGGTGGCAGTATCTTCTTGATCAGTAGAAGCCAAATCACCGGTTTGCCATACCCTTCGATTTCTCGTCCCTTCAATAATACGGGGTCTGGAATAACCAAATAACTGTGCCATGGATCCCATAGCGCTGGCTGCCATTTGGGTAGCCATAGCATAGGGGCCAATAACTGGTGCTTTAGACATTTTGCCGGCTATTGCTGCCATAACATTTGCAGGTCTTGAAATTGGTCCTGAACCAAATTCATCGCCAGATTGTGGCAATAAACCTCCTATATTCGATTGAGTTGGTGTAGACAAAGAAATATCCGTAACCCAAGCATATACTGTGAGAGTCAAAGACTGTGTATTGGATTGTGCATGTTGTAGTCCCACTGGACTATATATCCACAAATTACCCAATGTATCAGGATCACCTGATATAAGATCAAAATGATCATCAGGGTAAAAGAATGGAAGTACCATTTCACCAGCTTGTGATGTACAGGCATCAATCCAAATATGGGGTCTCATTGTGGCACCAGGATAATCTAACCACGAATTGGCCTGACTCTTAAATGGATTCGATGTCCAGGGTGTATAAGAAGCAAACGCTCGACCCCAGTAAAAAGAATTACCATTCAAAATGAACTTTACATGAAGTTTACCGCGAAAATTTTTAAAATTCGATAATCGATTAGCAACACGTTTATTCTTCATCCATAGTGACCACACTCGTAATCCAGGGACATCCAATCCTCCTCCAACAGCCCATGTACTTGCGGCAAT